TTGTGCCTTATACCCCCCGCAAAACCACTGTCCTCATCTAATGATTAAAGCACCCAAGCCAGAGGACATCACGGCGATGCTCTACGAGATCGACCAAGCCGACGCGGACGGCAGCCAATATGTTCAGCGCAAACTGCGCAACTGGAACACGCGATTCTGCATCTGGCCGGGGCAAAGCGAGGATGGCCGCAAATGGGAAGGCGCACAAGGTCGCAAGCCTTGGCCATGGAGCGGGTCAAGTGATGTAAAAATTCGGCTCGCGGACAACCTGATCTCGGACAACTGCGCAATCTTGGCCAACGCCTTCTTCAAGTCGCGCGTGCAAGTCCAGCCGGTGGAGTCCATGGATGCGGACAAACGCGCCGCCGCCGAAGCCGTTATGAAATGGCTCATGTTCCAGCACTGTCTGGATGACCTTCGCCGCGAAGTAAAACTCGCCGCCCAATTCCGCGAGACCTACGGGCTGGCGGTCATGGCCGTGGACTGGGTGCAGAACACCCGCACCGAGATCAAGTCTTTCAGCATCGAAGACGCGCAGATGATGTTGGAGCAGTCGCAAGACCCCAACCTCGCCGCCCTTCTGGAAGTGGTCATGGACCCGCTGCAAGAGGAGACCGCCGCCGAACTCTTGGGGCAGATCATCCCTGAGTTGGGCAAGGTTTCCAAGGTCCGCGAGTTCCGCGACAAGGGCCTTGTCCAGTGGGAGGAGCCTTATGTCTTTGAGAGCAAGCCGGTGTGGACCGCGCTTGAAGCATGGGAGGATGTCATCTTCCCCATTCAGACCTTCAGCCTTCAGCGCGCCGCGTTCGTTGCCCGCAGAGAATTGCTCACTGAAGTGGAGTTGCGCGAGCGCGGCGCAGTCGAGGGCTGGGACGAGGAATGGATCGAAGCCGCCTCGCAGCACAAGGGCCAGCTCAAACGCATCTCGCTCAACATCCACCGCACCGATCAGTTCCTCTACGAACAGCTCCGTGACATGTGCGAAATATGGCACGTCTACCGCAAGGAGAACGATCCCAAGACCAACGCCATCCGCGTCACCCGCTCCGTGGTTAGCTACCATGTCACTGACAAGGTCGCCGTGCATGAGCTGCTGCCCTACGCCCACGGACAATATCCTTTCATCGAACTCCCCCGCGAGCGCGCCACCCGCCCTCTGTTAGAGAGCCGTGGCATCCCCGAGCTGGTGCAGACCGCGCAGGAGGAAATCAAGATCCAGCGCGACTTCCGCTCCGACAGGGCGAGCATCAGCATCCTCCCGCCCGTCAAGGTGCCGGCCAACCGGGGCAAGTTTGACTTGGTCCTCGGCCCCGGCATGCAGATCCCCGAGCGCCGCCCCGGCGAGATCGAGTGGATGAATCCCCCTCGCCCCGACATGGGCAGCATCGAAGTGGAAGCCGCCACCCGTGCGGACGTGGACAATTACTTTGGCCGCATCAGCGATGCCGTCCCGCAGCAGCGCTACATGCTCCACACGCAGGAGCTAATCGACTCTTGGTTGATAGACATGAAGCTCTGCATCGCGCAGACCATGGCGCTGGCGCAACAGTATATGACTCCCGAGGAGGTCGCGCGCATCACCGGCAATGCCCAGTTGGCATTCAACGCATCGCCCCAAGACATCCGGGGCCGCTTCGACATTACCGCTGAGTTTGACGCGCGCCTCCTCGACAACGAAGCACTGGGCGCAAAGCTCGACTACCTCGCCAAAGTCCTAGTCCCCTTGGACAGCTTCGGCGTTATCGACCGGGCTGGCCTTGTGAAATACATGTTCCAAGCCGTTGACCCGAATCTTGCTGGCCTCTTGGTCCAAGACATCGGCGCCGCCACCGCAGCCGAGCAAGAGGACGAACAAACAGCCTTCGCCAAAATCGCCGCAGGCACCGAACCCCCGCTCAAGGAGGGCGGCCAAAACGCCCAAGTCCGCCTGCAAACTTTGCAGCAAATCATTCAGTCGAATCCCGCCGTCCAGCAGCGATACGCCCAAGACGAAATCTTCCGCAAGATGATCGACGCAAGAGCACAGGCTTTCCAATTCCAGTTGCAGCAACAGCAAAACGCCGTCATCGGCCGCACCGGCGCCCAGCCCGCGCTGCAAAAGATGGCCCAAGACCAGCAACTCGGCATGCCCGCCGCGCCAGCGGCCTAACACTCACTCAGGTTTCAAGTTTCAGACCTCATCCCTCTTTGCCCCATGCACCCGAATATCAATGTCAGGAACGTCGCCGGATTAAATATCCCCCAGCACGACTATCTCTCGATCAGCTACTACGGCAGCACGAACAACATCCAGACAGTTACCTACAAAGAAGGCGGCAGCGGAGGCCAAACAGTTGCCACGCTGACCTTCTCCTACACGACAAATCCGCCGACCACCAACGACGCCTCGCTGGCTTCCGTCACTCGCTCCTAACGCATGGCTTGGACCTTCAATCCGTTCTCCGGCACGTTCGATCAAAAGGGATCGGGCGGCGGCGGCTCTGTGCTTGAAGGCGAGGTTGCGACGTTTGCCGATCTGCCGCAGACGGCCGGAACGCCGCCTGTCGGATCAAGCTATTTAGTCCGCGAGTCAACCGGCGTGTGGCTGGTGAACCGGCGTCAGGCTGGCATCTACATTAGAACAAACAGCACCGGCGTTCGTGCTGACGATTGGACGTATGGCGGGGACTTCCCTGTGCAATCGGTTAACGGAGAAATCGGCACCGTTATTCTCGACGGCTCCGACATCGACACCAGCGGCAACGACGATTTGGCGGCTTTTGTTGCCTACGAATTTGCAGACGGCAACGGGACTTACTACCCGCTCCCCGACAGCACGCTTAACAGCAAACGCGTCTATCGCACAACCACGGGCCACCATGTTTTCTTTCAGAGTCTTCGCTGGCACATCACGGACGGCTCTCCAATCACGGCGAACATTATCGAGTCAAGCGACGATGACAACGCTGCGTGGCCGTGGCTGTCCGCTTGGGATGGATCAATAGAAAAAGCCAAGCTGTCCACCATTGTAGGCCGCGCACGGCACACCTTCCTTTTCGTTGGCGACAGCATTCCCAACACCAGCGTCAGCGGACTTGGCACCGCCGCCACCTCCGACAGCACCGCATTTGCAGCCGCTTCCCACACCCACGGCAACCTCACGAACGCAGGAGCCATCGGCACCACCGCCAGCCTCCCGCTCAAAACAGGCACCAACGGCGTCATCGAAACGGGTTCTTTCGGCACGGCGGCAGGGAGCTTTTGCGAGGGGAATGATGCGCGGCTTTCGGATGACCGCGACCCGAATCTTCATGCCGCAAGTCACCTCCCCGATGGCGCGGATGAGCTTTTTGATCAGAGCTTGAACACAACCGACAGCGTTCAGTTTGAGTCTTTGACGATAGATAGTCAGATTATCGCGTCTGGTTCAGCCGATTTTTCTGGGCTTGCCAATATTCAGCTTCCCCCTGTTGTCAGTCCTTTAGCGATTTATGAAGGTGGCAATCTTTACGAAGGTAGATTTCGCGCCGAACCCGACTCGCTCACCGACAACCGCACCTACGATCTCCCAAACGCCAGCGGAACCCTCGCTCTCCAAGGAGCCATCACCACCAGCGGCCTCACCCAATCCACCGCCCGCATCCTCGGAAGGACAACTGCCAGCACAGGTGCCGTCGAGGAAATCCAAATCGGCTCGGGCTTGAGCTTGTCGGCGGGGGAGCTTTCTTCCACCGTCAGCGCGGGCATCCCTGCAACCCTCCTCGACGCCAAAGGCGACTTGATCGTGGCCTCGGCGGCGGACACCGTGGCACGGCTCGCGGTCGGCGGCACGAACGGGCACGTTCTCACGGTGGACTCGGCGGAGACGCTGGGCGTGAAGTGGGCGGCGGCGTCTGGCGGCGTGTCGGCCATCGGAACCAGCGCGGCGGATGTGCTGTCTGTCAGCGGATCGGACATTGTGGCCGACGATGCAGGCAGCGACAAACTTGTCTTTTGGGACGACTCGGCAGGAAAGCTCACGCACCTCACCCTCGGCAGCAACGCGCTGACCATTGACGGCACAACGCTCAAAAGCCAGCCGCTTTTCCCTGTTGAACCTATAAGCCGTGGCGCGGCGCACATCTCTTACATTGGTTCGGCAACGAGCGGCAACAGCAGTTCAGCAGTAAACACCAGCGGTGGATTTGTGCTGTTTGCGCCAGTGTATGTCCGCAAGTCGGCAAACTATACCACCTATTCGGTTGGCGTATCTACCGCTGGCTCTGCCTCTTCTCTCGGAAAGATGGCGCTTTACACAATCAATGCAGCAGACGCGACCCCAGATGAGCTTGTTTGCGAAAGCGGAACTTTTGCAGCGGATTCGACAGGAATAAAGCAGCCCACGATGGCGTCCACATTTGTTTCTGAAGGCTGGTATTACATGGCAATCGGAACAAACAGCACGACCAACATGACGTTCTTTGGCGACACGATGTTGCTCCTTCGCGGTGTGTTTTCTGGCTCAACTTTTGGCGCAAGCCCCCTCTTGCTTGATTATTCGCAAAAACTCTACGCCGACCTTTGGCCGAATCCGTGGAACGGAACTGGAAACACGTTTCGCAATGCGTTTCACCCCATAACGTCACTAAGCTAATGAAAGTCCAAAAGTTCGCACCAGACGGCACGTTGATTTTTGAGCAGGAATATCCTGACCCGCCAGCGCCTCAGATCACAGCCGAAGAGGCGGTCTCTGCATACTTCTCGGCCTACCAAATCGCCGCCCTGCAACGCTTGGAAATGGCCCTCATGCAAGCAGGCAAGCCCCTCGGCCCGAAGATGACCGCCGCGAAGACATGGCTTGAAGGCGTGATGCTTTCATGGGCCGCATCCCCCACACCCGCACCAGCGGAGTCTTTCGGCGTGCCGCAGGCGAGCTTTGCGGAGGCGAGTGGGGAGGCTGTGGCTGACTTGAACACCCAATGAGGACTGTAACTCTACAATCTATATTGCTCCGCGCATGGCAGCGCGCCGGAAACGACGGCTCGGATATTTCCAACATCCCATCCGGCGCAAGAACCATGATGGTCGCCGCCGCCAACGAACGCATCGCCGACTGCTGGGAATGGGCCGACTGGCCAGAACTCATGCGCGTTGAAAGCCGCACCGTGCAGGGCGATGCTACGAACGGCTATTATATCGACTACGAGCAGAGCGGCCAGACCGCCATGGGAGAGGTCTTTGGCGTCCTAAGAGACAACCCTGCAACCCACGCCGCGCCCCGCGCCATTGGCTATACGCTCCTCGGAGATGCCATTCGCTTCCCCGAAGACACCGACCTGCCAACCACCGTTTGGGTCAACTACCGCATCCGCCCGACCGAATACTCGGCGAGCAACCTCACCGCGACAGTGCCCGCCGTCATCGCAAAAGCCGTCGCCCTCATGCTGACCTCGGACCTCCTCACCGAAGACGGCCAGCTCGACAAGGCACTGGCCATGGAACAGCTCGCCGAGTCCGAGCTTATCTCGCAGCGCGACAAATACTATTTCCAGCAGGGCCAGCCCAGCATGTGGACCGCCCGCGTCAACCAATACTAAATTATGCACCCGAATACCCGCATCACCAACCGCACGTCCGGCAGCGTCAGCATCGCCGACACAACCCAAGTCAACGCCGACTTCACCAGCATCGACGTGATGACTGACACGAAGTTTCACACCTTGACCGGAAACCTCACCGGAGCCGCCAACGCAACCGAAGCGACCGCCCATGTCATCAAGGCCGGCACGACCATCGACGGCTTCTTCAGCGCCATCAAGCTGCACAGCGGCACGGTCATCGCCTACCGCAAGTAAAACCATTGAGGAGCCGGACGATGAGCCTGTCGTATTTTCATCACAACATGAGCACCACCGAGAAGGGTGTGCTTGGAACGGTTACTAGCATCGGCTCAAGCG